AGATGGCGCGGTCCACTGCATCTTTCTTTCTGACCACTTAATACCGGGCCAGATTTTGGGGTACAACTCCTGCGATTTAAAAATAAGTTCTCGCAGTTCTTCGGTTGTATGTCTTAATAACAATCCACTAAATTGTGGATGCCCCATGTAGCGGAGCGGGTCTGCCAGCATGGCGTAACTTTTACCGCCACCCGCACTACCGCCATATAATACTTCACGCTCACTAGCAGCTAGAAACTCTGTTTGTGGGCCGGGATTAGGCTTAAACAAAACATTAGCGTGTTCTTCAATGCTAGATGTTTCATATGAAACTTCCTCAATCTGCTGCGGTTGCTCTTGCGCCTGTTCTGGCTTCTTCGATTTTTTTCGCTTTGGCGATTGCCGTTTCCGCATATTCTGCCCACTTGCGGATGCTTGCAGCTTTGTTCTTACGCTGTCGCTCATTAGCTAATCTTTTCCTTAATCCTACATGTGAAATATATCTTCCACTGTTAGTGCTTAACCAGTTAGCCACCTGACGGTATGAATATTGATTTACGTGTTTACGCGCTTTTTCTAACAAGTCAAGTTCTAAGGGTATAGGGTCAAGAATGTCGGGGTCTTCTTCACTCTGTTCATATCCAAATGGCACGGTACGTGCAATGCGTGGAATAGGCACCCACTCGTTTTCTTCTTTAATGTCTGTTGGCTGTGGCAGTTTCCACTTGCCTATACTTCTACTCATCGTCCTCTACGGGGGCTTTAGGTGGCATAAGCATAACACCGCCGCTTGCCTCTACCTGCATCTTCTCTGTCTTCACCAAACCTACACGGTCAAGCAGTTCTTTGGCGGCAGACATCTTATCACGGATGCCAAGTTCAGTCGGATCATATAATGCGCCTGTCATTGCAATAGCAGCTTTTGGTGCGTTCTGTGCCATGTACATTTGTGTGGCCTCAAGGATTTCTTCCTTCAGACCTTTGACAATCTCTGATGTAGAGGTGGTGTCTGAATACCCAGCCAGTTTTTTGGCTGCAACCATATTACCACCAGCCTCATCAAAAAGAACTTGCAGGAACACTTTTTGTTTGCCTGTCAACTCTCTAGCCATTAAACTCTCCGTGATGCATGGCATGAGCGAGTTTTGTACTACGTGATTTTACCTGATTTGCCCACCTGCTGTCAAGCATTTCTTTTGCCGCTACGTCAAATTTATTTTCGTGTATAGCGGCCCACATTTTTTTAAACTTGTTAAGACGTGGCACTCCAAGATTAAATGCCATATCTACAAGTACAAGTTGACGTACAGCGTCTAACTCTTCGACACAAGGGTGTGCGCGAACCAGTTCCTCTTCGACTATCTGTACGTCATTCTGTGCGAGGTACACCGCATCCGCTTCAGTGATGCCATCAGAATAAACATACTCAATACTTGGATAATCCATCCAATCTAGTTCATCCTTTGTAATACCCCGGTCATCCAGATTTCTTCCGATGCCAATTGTGTTGATGCCCAGCGTATCTTGATACACATCAAGACGCATACCCTCGTGGGCTACCAATTTTTCCATCAAAAGGTCTTTATCGTATTTCATTTCTCGTGTCCCATCCATACAGCAAAGGCACCTGTCATGGCACCCGTAACTACACTAACTAGAGCCGCTTGTTCTGGGGTTGGGGAAGGTAGAGTCATAAACCACTCCACTACCCGCCAAGCCGATAGCGACATCATAAACATCATCAAGCGGGGCAGTATCTTCCACTTGAGTATTCTTTCCATCGTTACTTCTGCCACGATTTATCCTCGCTTGTTCTTCGGTGGTTTTCTCGTGCAAACTCCACATCGGCAACGGGACTACCTCTTACCGAAGAATTTTGTAGCACTGCGTACACCAAAGCTGGCAGCAACAATAACACCAAGGCTGTATTGATACCATTCTGGCATGGATTTAAGTTGTTCAAAACCATTAGCCACTACACCTTCCATGCCGGGTATAAAAGCCAATATTAAAGGCACACTGAATAATATTACAAGCCATTCATCTTTCCACGAGGATGCGCTACCTTTAATAGCTTCCAAATCCCAGTCAATTTCAGCGTTGGCTTTGCGCTCATAAACCACCGCTTCAGCTTTCTTCTTAGCAACTTCAGCCTCAGTTTTAGCCTTGCCTTTTTCAACGTGACCCTCCAACCATGTGCCAGCTAGACTAGCTATCGGTCCTATCAGTGCTGTTAACATTCTTTATTTCCCATAATTTTTTCTTAATCAAATACACACGTTGTTCTACATCAGGCTCCATGTCAGCCAAGCGTACTTCGCGTGGGTCGTTACCCGCCTCTGCGAAATCGTGCAGTCTTTTTAGCAATAGATTTAGGCTGGCGTACAAACTGTTTCCCCTTGCGTGTGCCTTCTCTCTTAGCCCTAGTTGTAGCAGCATACTCTGCGCTTGTCAAGGATTTAATTGCTTTTTCGGGAAGATACCGTTCACCTGTCTTAGCGGAAGGCTTACCGGACTTTGTGCGCCACTTCTGCTTTGTCCATGATTTAAGACTTTGCTGTGACTTTTTTAGTGCCATTATAGTTTTCCTTGTGAGTGCAAAAGTAGAAGTACAAAAGCTGCCATTATAGTTAAACCAAGAACTAAAAAGAATGTTACGATAGATATTTCAATTATCTGTTTACGTTTACGTCTAGCTTTATCTTCTGCTTCTTTTCTAGCTACACGCGCTTTTGCCTGAAACCTTTGCCAATCATGCCACAGACCGGGACGACCTGTGTATATCATAATCTGCTTTAGCTGCTCTTCTTGCTCACGTATTTGCTCAAGAGCCATAAACTCTTCTAGGTCAGAGCCACCACCCTTTTTGAGTGACTTACGTTCTAGGTCTTGTTTCGCACCAACAAACTTAGCAATTGCACTACCGGCAGCAGCAATGTCCTTACCGTTAGATACAGCCTGTTTTATAACTTGAAAGGCCGCGTTTGCAGCCGCTAGTTCTGCCAGCATCAATACACCTTCGTATCTTTATTTACCATTTTAGGTAAGCAGTATGCAGTTATCTTCTGTCCCTGCTTATGTAATGTCTGTGCATACCACACACATTCGTTCAAGTCACGAAAGTACATGTCTTTGCTGACCAGCCTCTCGTCCTCTCCTATGCCAATATACACAAACAGGAGAAAGACGTGAATCATGGTTAGTTGCGGTAGCCGCCTCCTGCTTTTTTATAGGCTAGGGCTGTCATTTGCGCTTTTCTCGCTGACCATTGTCCGGGCTTGCCGCCCTTGCTTCCAGCCTTAATTCTATTAAATATACGCTTTCTTAATCCGGGCTTAGTATAGTTGCCAGCTTCGTTAACTCTGCTTTTGCTCTTTGCCGCACCACCCGGCGCAAGTTTAAGCGTTCTAGGCGATTTCTTTTTCGTGCCAGCCGATGCGGCTTTCTTTTTGACGCCTTTGACTGTGCCTTTGTTTGCGGCAGCATTGAAGACTTGTACACCTTTCCTACTCCCATACTGTTTTTTCATTGCAGCTTGTATCTTTTTACCTTTAGGTGTAAGTGGCATATCTCCTCTCCTATTTTTCTACTCTACTGTTCCAGTAGTCGTCGCCATAATCATGTAGTATTTCTTCGCCTTGCTTTATTTCTTTAAGCGCATAAAACTTAACAAAGCGTTCATCTTCATCTTCAATGTCCCACTCAGCGTTTGGACTTGCGCTATGATTATAGACCATAGCAAAGCCAAGTGGGATATAATACTCTTCGGTATCGACATAAGGCGTGTGAAACATGTAGTCATGGAGGATACACTCATCTCCCACGTCAGAATAATCCGCGACCAGATAAGGACACAACTCAATTGTATCTCCTTGAGCGTAGTCCTTATCCGCGAAAACACCAAGTCCATGTATTTCCGAATTTGCAACATATGGCATTACTTCTTCTTTTTAGCCATACCGCCGCGCATCATCTTTTTCTTCTTAGCCATCTTAGCCATGCCGCCGCCCATCATCTTTTTCTTTTTGGGCATACCGCCACCACGCATCTTGGTCATTCCACCACCGCGCATTTTCTTCTTAGCCATTTTAGCTTTACCGTGCATTGGCATTTCTCAATCTCCTTCTGTCAAGCACTAGAGCATCATAAACGTCTTCTGGAAAGTGTTCGTAGTAATTAGACTTTTCCAGATACAAAGCTGCATCGTCCAGTTTAGAAAGTTTCTGCACAAAGACCATACAGTAGGACAGGCTGTCATCAGTTACCTCATCATCGACAAGAAACTCAAGACCAGCCTCTGTTGCGTCATAGTCGGGGTGGAACACCATCAGGTGTAAATCAATACCAGCTATTGACATCAACTCATTCATGCCATCACACAAACCATCAAGGTATTCCATGTCTGGCAAATCTTCTTCAGCCCAGACTACGATATCATAGTCGTGACCATCAAACTCACGGATAGCATTCAGCAATCCGTCTATACCGGTGTTAATGCTAAAGACTACCTTGTCATCAGCCCATGCTTTTCTGGCATAGGGGCAAGGGGGTAGACCATTTAGTTTAGCATTTGGTATTTCTAAAAAGTCTTTAGACCACGTGCGTATGTCACGCTCGACGGGATGCACGTTGTTTTGTCTTTCGTTTTTGGGCTTCAATAAACTTTCGATACACTGCCGCAGGGGCCGTTTTACCTGCCGCTCTAGCGCGTTGTTCCATAGCAATCGCCGCTTGTGTCTTATGAGCATGTGATCTTCCAGACGCTTTAATTCTACGGACAGATGCCTCCGCATCTCTGACCGTAGCAAATTTAAGACCATGAATGGTTCCTTTCGGGTTTTCATCTGTGTACAGGTCACTATGCTTTTTTGACTTTGCGGGTTGACCTCTTTTTCTTGGAACTCTTTTTAGCGACACTTGGTAACAATCCTTTATTTACAGCCCTTGCTCTTTCGCTAAAACCCATCTTCTGTCCCGTTTGTATTTTACGACGGATGGTAGATAGCTTGGCAACCATTACTTTTTCTTCAGGATTTTATCAACTACATCTGGACGAACTTTTTTCAAAGCACGTAGTCCGGGATTTAACTTATCCTCGACAAACCCCCCATTAGCAAGGTACATGTGTTGCTTACCATTCGCCATGCCACCCATAGCCATTTTTGTTTTCTTCATTTTCTTTAGCTTGTCTTTAGGCACACTGCCTATACCAATCGTTACCACTGTTACATTATCCTTTTTCTTTGCCATTGTTACAACCTTTTATGACGATTATATCGACTACGATACTTAGAGAGATTACCTTGCGTACCATCTTCAGCGGCGGCAGCGGCACGTGATCCAGTGCCACCATACATCTCCATTAAAATTTTACGCTCTGCACTGTCCTTGGGGAATATATTTCCTTTAGGACCAAAGCCTGTACCACTACTAGCAGTAATACTGGTCCGTTTTACTTTTGTACCATTTGCTTTGCCATTACCGGTTACAGCCACACCATTTGTTTTTGCTGTTGATTTAGCACCATTACCGTTGGTTTTAGCAACACCATTTCTTTTAGCACCGTTTGTTTTAGTTGTGCCATTTGCTTTTCCATTAACCTTGGGCTTAACTGCTGGTTTTGGTGATACCGCACGATCTTTAGGTCTATCTTCTTTCGCACCACTGCCCGGTTTTGCTCCTACAGGTGGCCCTGCACTACGCTCGTATGTGCCAGTTGGTTTACTATCTTTTAAAATCGTTTTAGCCGCCTCTGCATTTTTTGGTGCTGCTGGGTCTTTTGATTTCAACATCATTTGAACCGCTGCTCCTATAGTAATAATACCAGCAGCTATGGCAGCTTTTAAAATTCTAGACATTTGTCTAGGTGATTTACCTGCGAGAGCGCGGCGAACTTCTTGAACAGTGCGCATGGTTTTACCGCCCACACGCGCCTGACGTATTTCCATGACATCTTTGCCGGGTTTCTTAACACTGGTGCGAGGGGGTTTAGTCACCGCCGTGCTGGGACTTGGTTTGGCAGGTTTAGGTTTAGGCTTAGGTATAACTTTAGGTGTGGTAGCAGCAGCGCCAGCCGGTGCTTTCTTTTCTGTTGCTTTACCCTCAATAACTTCGTTGTTCTTTCTTGGACCCCTACGCCCACCACGAGTAGCAGGTCCAGTGGGGGTGCGTGGCGTTTTTACGGCAGACAAAGGTTTTGCTTTATTAACTTGGGCGACAGATGGGTTTTTTATTCTCTTACCGCCTAATGATGAAATCTTGCGCAAAACTGCAGCGGTCAACTTACCCCCAACACGAACAACTATGCCGCCCGGTAGAGCAAAAAGCACAGCATCTCCAATAAGTTTACCTGCAAGATCACCGCCGCTGCGTTGTCTTTCTGCAGCTTTAGGGTTTACCTTTGCACCCTTTCTTTTTCTTTGCGCCATCAGTATTTTCCTTTACGAGATTTAGGGCTGGACTGTTTTGGCTTACCCGCTCCACCCCACAGGGTGCGACATGCCCAGTATCGTGCAGACAGAATGTCAGTGGCAGTGTCACACTTATGCCTTGCCCTAAAAGATTTACGGGCCGCTGCACTGTAGTTGTGTCCGTAACCTTTCGCACCGAAATGTATCAGCTTTACTTTATCACCCTTTTTAGCCAGCACCATCTTCTTTTTACCTTCACGGTTAGAAGCAATGGGCCGGTTGTAACCGGGGAATGTAATGCCACGATACTTCACGCTCATAGTTTTATGCCTTTAGGCTCCGGTTTTTCACACTTGAAATGAAAATTCAATGGCACAGGAATTATGTACGAAATACCTGCTACCATTTCTTGCACACGTGCATGGCATTCTTCTTTAGTCTCGTAAGGACCGCGTGTGTCTTCAGCAGTCACACACTGATTGGGGTCCGTAATGCCAATAGCACAAAACAATACGATAGCTTCAAACATTCACTTATCCTCCGACCAACCTTCAGCCCTCATCGCATCTTCTACATGCTTTAGGGTAAAGGGTCTACCATAATGTGCCTCTACAGCCTGACGCACGTAGAACACATCACTGTGGGGGATATGAAGTTTGTCTAGTGAGTTAGTACGGATAGCATTATAGAATGCATCAAGCACATTGTCTGTGTATAGTTTTACAGATTTTTTAGCCATTGTCAAGAAAAAACTTTCATTACTTTAGACAATCACAGACAGTATGTACAAAAGCAACTATAAATAGATAAGATATGTACAAAACAATTAAAGATACGTACACATACATTACATACTTCATAGTAATAGTCCATCTCACTTAAATGTACATTTATATGTATTTATAAATTTATTAAATAACATTTAAGTGATCACTTATAGTGTCTGTTCGTCTAGTTTTATATAATTATATCAGATTACAGTTACTGTGTCAATACCTAAAATGCAAGTTCGCGTAAAATAATTTATGATTGCACAAAAAATAGGCAGATTGCACAATGCTTGTGCATATTTAATTATCAGTTGTCGTTGTGGTTAACACTGAATTTTCCTGATCTGTGTGTTTGTTCATACATATATACGTAGACCCCCGCCATGGCCCCTGCCTACCCCGTTGTTTTCGTGCGATTGTGGCCGCGCCGCCGCGTCTGTGCCATTGCCGCAGATCAAAAGCAAGTTTATTCTTTGTTTTCAGCAA